TGTGGGGGGTTTTTTTTTTTTTTCCTTTCAACCCCGGGGGGGGGGGGGGGGGCGCGGGTCCTGACCGCGGCTCGCCTGCTAAAAAGCGGCCCAGCACGCTTTTTCGCGCCGGATTTTGGGATTGACTTAGGTGTCAGTTAGATGTAAGGTGGTCAGGTGTTCGCATTTGTGAGCAAGGAAAATGCCCGCTCCCGGTAATACCGCCCGCACTCCGATGGTGCCACCGCCGCCCGAGTTCTCGCTTGGGCCTGCGATGAAGGCGCTATCGAAGCCACAGCGCACGTTTGTGTCTGTGTACTTGGAGCAGGGTGGCGCCAATGCAGAGCGCGCCGCCGCAGCAGCCGGGTACGGTGGGACAGCCGGCAGTTTGGCCCAGGCTGCGCATCGCTTGACGCACAATCTGCGCGTGCAGGCAGCGATGAAGGAAGAGGCGGAGAAGCGTTTGAAGGCGGGATCAATACTTGCGTCGAGCGTATTGATCGAAATCGCCAGCGACCGAATGCACAAGGATCGCTTCAAGGCGGCAGTCGAGCTTCTGAACCGCGCGGGCCTGATCGTGCAGACGGAACACAAAGTCATCGTGGAGGACAACCGTCTGACGGACGAGATCGTGCAAGGCATCGTGGCGATGGCAGAGCGTTTGCAGATCGACCCGAAGAAGCTATTAGGAAGCGTGCCGACCACAACGGCAGAGCCGAAGGACGTGGTGGACGCCGAGTACACTGAAGTCGATGATGACATCAGCGATCTAATGGGAGGGAACTAATGGCGGCGAAGCTGTTTAATCGAAACGGTCGCATTCGCGTGTGGGCGATGACGCCTCCGTACCGGGCAGCATATATTGCTCTCGAACCTACGATGCTTGGGGCATTTGAATTGACGGAAGTGGAACTCAACGCCCTCATTCACGACATCACGGCAGCGACGCGGGTTATCCAGGGACAACCAAAGAAGGGATCAGGAAAATGAAAAAGTGGGAAGGTATGGAACTGCCCGAACATCACACCCTCGTCGCTGTGTTGTTCACCGACACCGGGAAGGTGAAGCTGTTGCCGTTCGATAACATTGCGATGGTGCCACCGATCGGATACAAGGTAACAAGGATCGGCGATGACGCCGGCCCTTGGGAGATGGAGCCGATCAGTGAAGATCGCACTTGATTACGACAACACCTACACGAGGGACCCGAAGCTATGGGATGATTTCATTGCGTCGGTGAAGAGGCGCGGGCACGACATCCTCTGTGTTACGATGCGCCATGAGCGAGAGCGTGTGGAAGTCCCTTGCGAAGTGGTCTACACAGGGCGGAAGGCGAAGAAGCCCTACTGTGATGATCGAAGCATCAATATCGACATCTGGATTGATGACAACCCCTGTTGGATTTTGCGAGACGCGCTATGACATCGAACCTTGACCGCGAGGCCCTGCTGCAGATCGAACGTGATCTGAAGGAGATTGATCGGCGCAAGAAAGAGAACGCGATCGACTTCTATGAACCCTACGAGAAGCAGCAGACCTTCCATGATCTCGGCGCCGGGAAGCGCGAGCGGCTGCTGTTCGCCGGCAACCAGTGCGGCAAGACTTACTGCGGTGGCGCCGAAGTCAGCTATCACCTGACGGGGCTCTATCCTGACTGGTGGCTTGGCCGTACTTGGCAACGGCCGACGCGCGGATGGGTGGCAGGCGTGACAGGCGAAAGCACACGCGACAACCCGCAGCGCATTCTATTGGGAACAGTGGCGAACGGGATCGGCACTGGGATGATCCCGAAGTTTTGTCTCGATCGCGATAAGATGTCTCTCGCTCGCGGCGTCAGCGATCTGTTCGATACAGTTCTCGTCAAGCACTTCGACAACTCGGGCAAAGCATTCGGGGCGAAGCCGAAGCAAGATGGCTGGTCCGAGATGAAGCTGAAGTCATACGAGCGCGGCCGAGAGAAATGGCAGGGCGATACGCTTGACTGGATTTGGTACGACGAAGAGCCGCCGCTTGATGTGTACACGGAAGGTCTCGCGCGCATCACAGCGACGATGGGAATGGTGTTCATCACCTTCACCCCGTTGCAGGGCATGTCGCAAGTGGTGATGCGGTTCTTGAACGAGAAGTCGCCGGATCGCGCCGTCACAACGATGACCATTGACGATGCCAAGCACATTCCCGAAGGCGAGCGCAAGAAGATCATTGATGGATATCCAGAGCACGAGCGCGAGGCGCGGGCGAAGGGTATCCCGATGCTCGGCAGCGGCAAGATATTCCAGATCGCCGAAGCGACGATCACGGTGGACGACTTCCCGATCCCGCGGCATTGGACTTCGGGACTGGGCATCCCTTCGCTGCGGTGCTGCTCGCCTGGGACGTGGACACCGACACGATCTATGTGATCAAGGGCATCCGCATGGCAAGCGCGTTGCCCCTGCAGCACGCCGCAGCGATCAAGCCTGTGATGAATGGGTCGGGCTGGAAGATACCGGCGGCTTGGCCGCAAGACGGCTGGCAGCGCGAAGAGTTCGGTGGCAAGCTTGAACCATTGGCGAAGATATACAAAAGTCATGGGATGAAGATGCTGACTGACCATGCGAAGTTCGAAGACGGATCGAACTCGACGGAAGTGGGTATCATCGAGATGCAGGAGCGGATGCTGTCAAATCGCTTCAAGGTCTTCCGTTCGTGTGTTGAGTGGTTCGATGAATACCGACTCTATCACCGCAAGGACGGCCAGATCGTCAAGCTCAACGACGACTTGATGTCGGCCACGCGCGTCGGAGTTATGGCTAAGCGGTTTGCGAAGCCTGTCCTTTTCTACAATGTGAACCCGGACGGAAGCTCGAAAATTGCGATGGCGAAGGACGTTGACATTGATCCTTTCGCTTGACATAATGGTGCCCGGATAGCTGCAACTATATTTCCGGGGCAAGCCGTGGTACAAGCTTCGTTCAACGACTTCATTACGGCCGCTGCGCAAGATTTGCTTAAGCGGCCTGCGAGCGGCGCGAACCCGCAAGACACAGAAGCCGATATCGAGAAAAAGAAAAAGAACGCTGCGGCTCAGACTGGAGACAATGCAGTGCTTCAAGGGGGCGCCGGCACCATCTTCAGCGCGGCTTCAAACTCGCTGTTGAACAAGACAGGGAACCAATACTGATGTCGATGCACCCTGACGACGTGCTGCACGAGAGTTTGCATGAGTTTTCTGAGATGCAGACGTGGCGTGCTGTCTTTGCCCAGCATTGGGAAGAGATCGCTGAGCTTGTTGATCCGCCGAGCCGCAACACGTTTTACTACGGAAACTTCAACTGGCCGGGTCAGAAGAAGACCGATCGTCAGGTAGACGCCACTGCGATGATGGCGTGCGAACGTTTCGGCGCGATCCTTGACAGCCTGTTGACGCCGCGCAACATGATGTGGCATTCGCTGTTGCCCAGCGACAAGAACCTGATGAAGAACCGGGCGGTGCGCCTATGGTTCGAGGAAGTGACGCGGCTGCTGTTCCAGTATCGCTACGCACCGATCGCGAACTTCAGCGCGCAGAACCAAGGGCAGTACAAGTCGCTCGGCAACTTCGGCACCGGCTGTATGTTCATTGATCGGTACGAAGGGCCGGATCGCGTGAAGGGTTTGCGCTACAAGTCCGTTCCGCTCGGCCAGATGTTCCTGCGCGAGAACCATCAAGGTTTGATCGACGGATATTGCCGCTGGTATCGCCTGACAGGGCGCCAAGCAATCCAGAAGTTCGGCGAGAAGAATTTGCCGGAAGCGCTGCTAAAGGCCGCCGAGAAGTCGGCGATGATGCCCTTCGATTTTCTGCAGCGTGTTTGTCCACGCGGTGACTATGACCCGGAGCGCTACGACGCGAAGGGTAAGCTGTTCGCCAGCTATAACCTTTGTCTTGGGCCGGAAGTTCTGATCAGTGAAGGCGGCTACAACTCGTTCCCAATGGCGTGCAGCCGCTACACGCAGACGCCGGGCGAGATTTACGGCCGCTCTCCTGCGATGATGGTGCTGCCGGCGATCAAGACGTTGAACAGTGAGAAGCGAGATTTTCTCACGCAAGGGCACCGCGCCGCCTCGCCTGTATTGCTCACGACTGACGACGGTATCGTTGATTTCTCGATGCGGCCGGGCGCGCTCAACAAAGGCGGTATGTCGGGAGACGGAAGGCCGCTCGTCGGGCAGATGCCAACGGGTGATATCCAAGTCACTAAGGAGATGATGGATGAAGAGCGCACGCTGATCAATGACGCCTTCCTTGTGTCGCTGTTCCAAATTCTCACTGAGACGCCACAGATGTCGGCGACGGAAGTGATTGAGCGAACGAACGAGAAGGGCATCCTGCTTGCGCCTTCCGTTGGCCGCCAGCAGAACGAATACCTCGGTCCGATGATCGACCGCGAGCTTGATTTGCTCGCGGACATGCGGCTATTGCCACCGATGCCGCCAGCATTGCAGGAAGCACGCGGCGAGTATACGACGATGTATACGTCGCCGATCTCGCGTGCCATGCGCGCGCAAGAGGCTGCCGGCTTCATGCGCACTCTTGAAACAGCGACAAGCGTAGCGAATGCGACGGGTGACACGTCGGTATACGATCCGTTCAACTTCGATGTTGCGATCCCAGAGATCGCCGATATCCAGGCGGTGCCGCAGCGGTGGATGGCAAGCCCCGAAGAGATCGCGGCGAAGAAGCAAGCACGTAGCGCGGCGGCGGAGCGGCAGCAGCAGATCAACGCGGCGCCGGCTGCAGCGGCGCTTGTGAAAGCACAGGCTGTGGCGGCGAAGAATGGACAGCAGCTACAGCAGCAACCGCAACAGTGAGGGTGTTATGTGGATTAATTTCGGTAAGTTTGGGCTTTTTTGTATCGGAAAGCTTTTCATGTACGATGGCAATCCAAGAGGAATTTGGGTTGCATTTTGGCGAGAAAGATCACGTAGAAAATTTGGTCCCCATAAATGGAAGATCGAATGCGTGTGGCTTTTTCCTTGGTTTCTGCAACTTTGTTGCCAAATGCACCCAAGATGGTACAAAGATTTTAATCCACTTACTTGGAAAAAAATGAGGGTATAATGGGCACGACTGAAACGCTTCAATTTCTAGCAACGCGTAAGCGCTGCTATCAATTGACATTCCAGACGGAGCAACCTGCCAATCAGAAAGTGCTTGAAGACCTTGCGAGGTTTTGTCGAGCGAACGAAACTTGCGTCGTTCCGGGCGATCGTGATCGATCGCTTTTGCTGGAAGGACGGCGCGAGGTGTGGCTACGTATCCAGCAGCACTTGCAACTCTCACCGGAGTTTTTGTTCGCGCTCTACACGGGCGGGCAGTCTCCACAACAGAAAGGTTGATTTCCAATGGCTGAAGGCGAAACCCCCGCCAACAACGGCGGCACGGGTGATGCAGCAGCGGCAGCAGCCGCAGCGGCAGCGGCAGCGGCGGCATCGGGCGGCGATAAGCCGTGGCACGAGGGCGTCGATACAGAGACGGCGGGCTACTTGCAGAACCGAGGCTGGGATAAGCTCCCGGCCAAAGACGCGGCCTTGGCCGCAGCGAAAGCACATCGCGAAGCAGAGAAGCTCATTGGTGCGCCGCCGGAACATGTCCTTCGCATTCCACAGAATGCGAATGATGCGGAGGGCTGGGGCAAGGTTTACAACCGCCTCGGCGTTCCGGCAGACGCAAAGGAGTACGACTTCGGCGGTGTGAAGTTTGCCAACGGTGAAGTTGTGGACGAGAAGTTCACAGCATCATTGCGTGCGGTCGCCACCGAAACGCATTTGACGAAGGATCAGGCGACTTCGCTTGCCCGCCTCATCGTCAAGCAGATCGATGCGGCGGAAGCGGAAGAGACTGCGGCATACCAGACTAAGCTTGAAGCGGAGAAGGCGTCGCTCAAGACCAACTGGGGCGCAAATGCTTCTGCGAATATGGTCGTCGCGCAGAACGCGGCAACGAAGCTCGGCGTCACGGCTGAAGAGCTTTCTGCGCTCGAAAAGACGATCGGCTATTCGCGGGTGATGGAGATGTTCCGCAATGTGGGCTCTCGCATCGGCGAAGATCAATTCATCCGCGACGGCGGTGGCGGCAGTGGAGCGATGACGAAGGAAGCGGCGCAAGCCAAACTTGACATCCTCCAGACTGATCAAGAATGGATGGATCGTTTCAACAAAGGCGGGGCGAAAGAGCGGCAGGAGTTCGACAACCTGACGCGAATGGTCGCAGGAGTGATGTAATTCGTCCCCACTTTGTCAGTGGGAGCGACGAAGGCGGATCGGGAAATGTAGGCCATTAGGCACTCGCCCGATCCGTTTTGTCTTTTTAGGAGAAATGAACATGCCGTCTAAGTCCCAAAGTCAACACGGTTTCATGGCAATGTCTCGCACGGTAAAGGGACGGGCAATGCTTCGGGAGCACGGCAAGAAACCAGCGCCCGAAGGGGTTGCCAACGAATACATGAAAGCCGATACAGGCCGGAAAATCGGCAAGTTGGCCAAGCACGTCAAGCGCTGAAATTTTATTGCGCGACCCCTCTTGACGGCGACATATTCTGTCGGGTACGATGGTACTCGATAGTCAAGCCTCCATTCACGGTAGGCCCCCTCGATACCGCAATTGCGCCGAGGTAGGCTGATCCGCTCCGGGTACGGCGGGGACAAGTGAGAAACACTTGAACGGAGAAGAAAGCCATGTCTGATGACGGCTTGACAGGTTTGTTCCAAACGCAGTTCAGCACTCTTCTGCGCATGAAGCTGCAGCAGAAGACTTCGAAGTTGCGCGGCCGAGTTGAGGAAGGCGTTCATACGGGCGCTAAAATCGCCTCGCCCATTCAGTTCATCGGCGCGATGCAGATGCGTTCGCCGGAAGGCCGCTTCGCCCCGAAGAAGGCCGCCCCGCAGGATTACACCCGGCGTTGGGTTTCCCCGATCGATCGTGTCGGCGATCAATTCGTTGACAATCTCGATCAACTGAAGACCCCGATCGATCCGAAGTCTCAGCTTGTTTCGCGCGCCGCTGCGGCTTGCGCTCGTGACTGGGACGACGAGATTATCCGCGCCGCGACCGCCACTTCGACCATCGGCGCCGATGCCGGTTCGTTGACCACCGAAGCTTTCGATACGGCGAGTTTCCAAGTTGCTGTGAACTTCAAGGCATCGGCCAGCGTTGGTCTTACGGTCGCCAAGTTGAACGAAGCCCGCCGCATTCTCGAGCACTACCATGCTCTCGAAGACGAGATGGAAAGCGCGACGCTGGTCATCGGTTCGAACCAGCACGCCGATCTGCGCAATCAGGCGCAGGTTACCAGCGCTGACTTCGTCAAGAACGGCGGCGTTCTGGAGAACGGTATCGTTCGCCGGTACATGGGCTTCGACATCGTGGTCAGCGAGCGCCTTCCGATCGTGTCTTCGAACGTGCGCGGCAACCTCGTCTTCGTCAAGTCCGGCCTCTACCTCGGTATGTGGCAGGATTTGAAGACCGAAGTCCTCCGTCGTCCCGACTTGGAAGCGAACCCGTGGGACATCTCGACCGTGCATAGTTTCGGTGCAACGCGAACCGAACTCGGCAAGGTCATTCAGGTGCTCGTCGCCGATACAACCGGCGCCGACATCACCCCGTAATTGGAGCGCGGGGATCGGTAGGAGCCGGTCCCCAATCTCCCCGAAGAATTAGGAGTATGCCCCAATGACAGTCGGAACAACCCTCAAGTCGGCACAGATCACCAACTTTGACAGCACGCCTCCGGTGCTGAACAACAGTGGTGTTGCCGGCCCCTATCGCAAGAACACCTACGACGGCTATGTGACGACCGGCAGCGACAATGATGCCGGCACGAAGTACCGTCTGATCCGTGTGAAGTCGGATGTGAAGGTGAAAAACGTTTTCCTCGAAAGTGATGCGCAGGGCGCCACTTTCACCGTCAATGTCGGCCTCTACTATGCCGACGACACTCGCTACCTTGCTCCCGGCAATGCGGCGAATGCGGGTGTTGTGATTGACGCCGATTTCTTCGGTTCCGCGGTGGTTCTCACGAACGCTTATGGCCCGACCGAGATCACGAACGAAGGCGGCTTCTATGGCATCGACAAGCGTGGTCAGCCCTTGTGGCAGGCCGCCGGCTTGACGGCTGATCCGGGTGGCTACATCGACATCGTTGTCACGACCACGGTCGCCGGCACGGGCGGGGCGCTTCTCGGCCTCAGTGTGAGTGTCGCCGAGAACAACGCCTAAACCGAGTGCGGCGCGTGAGCGCCATAAGTGCCGGCGGGGGCGTTGTGCCCTCCGCGTCTCCGCCGGCCGCCACTCTAAGGAGATGAGCCGATGGCCCGTATGATCGTCAACGCGACAGTCGGCACAACTCCGCAGCCGCGCTACGGCGCGGCAAAAGAGCCAAATGCAGCGGTCACAGCGGCGCAGACCTTAGCGACGACGGCCGACACGGATGCCGGCACAGTCGTTACTAACTTGGCAACGACGCTTACCGATCTTGATGCGTTTGCGGCAGCAGTGATTGCCATTACGGGCGACACCTATGTTTCGCATCAGTTTGTGTTCGGCGGTGCCACAGGGCTTACGCACGCGCAGGTCGCGACGACTTTTGCCTTGCTGAACACCGCAATTACGGCTCATCTTGCGTCCCAGACAGCCGCGGCCACTGCAAAAGCCGACACGGCCGCGACGCTCGTTTCCGTGACGGCCGCGCTGGCGACTGTCTCCGCTGACGTGAGCCTCCTTGTCAATGCCGCGACGGTCTTGACGAAGAACAAATTCAAGCAGATCATAGATGCCTTGTATCGGCTGGTTGCAGACGGTTCCGATCTGCTAGCCTGAACGGAGTGACAAATGGCAAGCGTTTCCTTCGGCCTCAATATAGGCAATATGGAGCAGCCCGACGAAATAACGGTCGGGACGATCGCAGTCACCACAAACGACATCGAAGTTCTTGTTGATCTGACGAAAGTCAAGACCCGCAACGATGTCATCCTTGCGCTTGAGGCGATCATTCGCAAGATCGAGAACGACGGGTCAGTGAACCTCGGAGTTGTGTGATGCGCGCAGCGGATGGCGTAACCTTTTCGAACATCGCAACGACGACCGACCCCTTCCATTTGGAGGGCGGCCGGTATGCGTTCATCGCGACGGGCACCTTTGCGAGTTCTCCGAACGTAGAGCTTCAAATGCTGTCGCCTGATGGCACGACGTATGTCAGCTTGTTCAAGGCGTTTAACAACGCAGGAACAGAGGCTGACCTTATCATCGGCAAACTTGGCGCCGCGGGGATGAAGACCCTTGATCTTCCGCCCGGCATCTATAAGATCGTTGTTGCGAACGTGACGGCGCTCTATGTCGGTATCTATCGCGTTCCCGGAGAATGATGCAATGATCCTTGTACAGAACGTAGGCGCGGGCGACTACCCATTCATTTGGGACGGTGGTATTCCGATTTTGACACTTAAAGCCTCAACATGGGGCGGGACAGTTTCCGTGCTTTGGCAAGATGAACTCGGGGACTATCACGATGTCGGCAGCACAAATACCGACGGAATTCTTGGTTTTAACGGGCCACCGGGGGAATATATCCTTCGGGCGCATTCGGGAGTTGTTGGCCTGAGTGCAACGCTTCGTCGGCGCATATCGTAACCGCCGGCTCGACATCAACGGGCCTCTGCTGTAGGCTGTGAGGCCGCAAAGGGAGCCCATAGATGGCCACTGAAACAGACATCGCAAACCGGGCGCTGCAGCGCGTAGGTACCGAGCGCATTGCCGCGGGCGCGCTTTGGACCGAGGACAGCAAGAACGCGTCCGAAATTCGCGCGTGCTATCACATTCTGCGTCGGGCTGAATTGAACCGCAACGTATGGCGGTTCTCAATCCGCAAGTGCGCGCTTCGGCCGATCAACGATTTCACGAGCAAGCAAGTCACGTTCGCGGCCTGGGCAATCGGGACGACTTATGCAGTCAACGATGTGGTTGTTGGCTCAGACGGTTTGATCGTTTCGTCGCTTGTTGACAGCAACGTAGGCAATGATCCGACGAGCGGCCCAGATTTTACGCATTGGACTGCCTACTTCGGCAGCCTCATTGCGCAGGAGTATGTAACGACGTGGCTGATCGGAACGACCTATGCGCTCGGCGATCACGCTGTCGGTTCTGATGGCGTTGTGTATGCGTCCAAGGTCGCCGCGAATGTTGGGAATGACCCGGTGTCAGACGCAGTGAATTGGGGTGTCGCGACGACGGTCAACTCAGAAGACGATGCATCGAAGACGGACGACACCAGTTTCTATGCGGGTGAGATCGTGTACCGCGGCAACGTGGTCTATCTTTCGCTGCGCAACGACAATAGCGACGTGCCACCGAGTTCCAAATGGAATGTGCTCGAAAGCGCAACGGTGGCGCGGCTGAACTTCATCTATCCGATCGGCGCCGGCCCGCAGCGCGAAGTCACGACGAAGAATGTGTTTCGCGTTCCCAATGGGTATATGAAGCTGGCACCGCAAGACCCGCTTGCGGGCTCGTCGCTATTCCTTGGTGCGCCCGGCGGGCTTGCGTTCAAGGATTGGGAGTTCGAAGGCAACTACTTCACTACTCGCGATAGCCGGATCGTTGTGTTTCGCTTTGCGGCCGACATATACGACCCCTCGCAATTCAACCCGATGTTTGTTGAGGGGCTTGGCTCGCGGATTGCGTTTGAAGTATGCGAGCCCCTAACGCAGTCCGCGGCCAAGCTTCAAGCGATCGCATCGGAATACAAGAACTTCATGGGCGAAGCTCGCTTGACCAATGGCATCGAGACAGGGCCGACCTATCCGCCGGAAGACGACTACATAGCTTGCAGGATATAACCGATGGGCAACGCGTCGTTTGTACAGACTTCGTTTCTTGGCGGCGAATGGAGCCCAAGGGCGCAAGGGCGAATGGCAGAGCCGGCGTACAAGACGGCGCTGAATGTCTGCCGCAACGCCCTTCCCACTGAAGAGGGCGCCTGGGTGCGTCGTTCTGGTTTCAAGTTCATGGCCCACACAAAGGGCGGGCAAACTGCGAAGATCGCTGCGTTTGATTTCACTATCACGCAGCCGTATCAGATTGAGTTCACGAACCTGAACCTTCGCATGTATGCGGGGCTCAGTCTTGTTACGATGCTGGAGCAAGACGGAACAGTGTTCGTCAATGAAGTGCTCAATACGAACCCTTGCAAGGTCGTGCTGGCGTCGGCGGTGCCCGGCGATTGGGCCAATGGTCAGACGGTGATCTTTCGGTTGCCTTCGGTCCCTTGCACGTGCCCGCGCTTGCTCAATCGGCAGTTTGTGATTGCGAACCTCGATACGGTTGCGCAGACGTTCACGCTGAAAGACCCGATTACGAACGCCGATATTGATGCGACCGCCTATGGAAACACGCTGACCCCGAGCGGCGCCGCGCCTGATACGGTTGAGCGCATCATGGATTTGACGACGGTGTATCCGACTGCGATCCTTCAGAGCCTTCGTCTCGTGACGAACGATACGACGGCGCTGATTTTGAGCGGGTCGTATAAGCCATATCAGCTACAGCAAGACGCCCCGTGGTCGCTCGTGGCACAAGATTTCACGGACGGCCCCTACTTCGATATCAACAAGACGACGACAACGTTGACGCCGAGCGGGACAACCGGGTCAATAACGGTGACAGCGTCTTCTATCGTCGGTATCAACGACGGCGTCGGCTTCAAAACAACCGATGTTGGTCGTCTCATTCGCATACAGACTACGCCTGCTGCTTACGACGCGGGCACGACGTATGCAAAAGATGCGGTTGTCACCGGGTCCGACAGCAACATTTATGTGTCTGTCGCTGGCGCGAATATCGGGCATGATCCGACGACGGATACCGGAAGCTTTTGGGTGATCTCTTCAACAACGGTTCTATGGACATGGTTGAAGATCACGGCACGCGGTAGCGCGACTTCAGTCACCGCGACAGTGATGGGTGATGACCTGTCTACGTCTTCGGCGACTACCCAATGGCGCCTTGGGCTCTATAGCGACACGACTGGATGGCCTTCGGTGGGCGTGTTTCACGAGGGCCGCTTGTGGCTTTCTTCGACAGCGTTTGGAAATCGGGTTGACGGAAGCGTGTCAAATGATCAATTCAACTTCGCGCCATCTGCGGCTGATGGCACCGTTGGTGCAGCCAATGCCGTTGCTGCAATCGCAAATGCAAAGGATGTGAACTATTTCTTCTGGATGATCTCAACAGAAGATGGGCTGATCCTTGGATCGCAGTCTGGCGAATGGCGCGTGCGTGCGTCATCGTTAGACGATCCGATTTCGCCAACAAGTATACAGATGCGCCGTGTTTCGAATTGGGGCTGCGCGAATTGTGAGCCGGTGCAGGCGAGCCAAAATGTGTTCGTGCAGCGCCAGCGTCGCAAGATTTTGGCGCACAAGCAGCTTACGGATCAGAAGTATGGCGCCGATAACCTGTCCCATCTTGCGGACCATTTGATTTCAGATGGCGTCGCAGAGATTGCGTGGCAACAAGAGCCTTCGTTGACGATCTGGAGCCGCACGCAAACAGGCGGCCTTGTTGGGATGGTTTTCCAGAAAGATTTCGAGCATTCGGCTGAAACGTTCAATGCGTTCTACAGTGTTGATCTCGGTGATGGACGCGTTGCGGAGAGCATTTCGAGTGGGCCGACGTTCGACGGTCTGAGCACTGCGCTCTATGTTGTGACCAATCAAACCAACGTGTCGGCGCCCGACTATAACGTGCGTTGGGTGCAGACGGTTATGCCGGTGTTCGACACGCAGTCGAAGGATTGGGAGGCGTATTTCGTAGACGGGGGAGCAAATCCATCGTATGCGCAGCGCTTTGCAATTGCCAACGGCGACAGCTTTGACGGCATTCGCATACACGGCCTTTGGAACTTGAATGGGCGTACTGCCGCGATCGTGATGGGCGGCCTTGATCTTGGTGATCGTAACGTGACGAATGGCTACGCCGACGTTCCATTTTTGTCTGATCCTGACAAGGTGTTTTCGGTGTCATTCTTTACCGGGCTTTCTAATGGGACGGACTATGGCATCTATCAATCTCAAGTGAGCTATACAAACACGTC